CACGGACGTTGCCGACGAACTCACCAAACGCGGCGAGGCCGCGGCCTACGTCCAGTACGACGACCGCTCAATTGTCGGCCGGCGCAACGGCGGCATCGACCGCAAGGAAATCCCCTTCTCCCAGAACGACATCGTCCGACAGGTCCTGAATCCCGACATTGGCGGCACCGAATCCGAGGACGGCGTCTTTGGCGTCAGCATCATCGAGGCGATTGCCGACGACGTTGAGGAGTATCAAGAAATCAAGCGCGACCGCGCCGAAGCCATCAAAAAGAAGGCCTACGGCGTCTGGCTGGCGCAGTTCGACACCAACGTCGTCGAGACACCGGGCACTGAGCCCGATATCATTCAGGACTGGTCCCAAGAGGAACAGGACGAGTGGATTAGCAATGTCGACGAACTCGGCCCTGGAAGCATCATCGGCCACGACGGGTCAATAACACCCGACCAGTGGGAGCCCGACGTTCCCGAACTTGACGGCCCGCTCCAGCACTACGTCAGCGACATCCTGGCCCCGTTGCCCGCGCCGAAGTACGCGACGGCGTTCGGCGAGTCGATCGCGAATCACGTCTCAGACCGCCAGGAGAACTCCTACGAGGACACGATCCAGGAGGAACGGAAGGCGGCCGAGCGAGACTGGACGCAGGCCTTCCGCGCCGTGGCAGAGCGTCACCCTGATCTCGACGCCGACGGCGTACAGCTCAAGCTCGAACCCGAAGAGGACGAGTCGCCCATCATGTCGATGGACGGCGACGAGGTCGAGCGACTCAGCACGTACTCCGAAGCACTCGAGCGGATCGAGATGGTCACCACGCTCTCCGAGGAGGAGAAGCGCGAGCTTCTCCTGCAGCTCCCCGGCACGCCGGAACTCGGAAGCCTAGATGAGCAGGACGTCGACGAGTCAGACCCCGGCATCCAAGAGATGGCCGACGATCTGACCGGGACCAACCCTGCGGAGGCTGACGACTGATGAGTGCGACCGCCTCCAGCGCCGTCGATGTCGAGCCGACACCGGCCTACGAGCGCTATCTCGATCGCGCCCGAGAGCGTGAGGAGCCCTCGCTGACGAAGACGCTGCGGAAGAACTACGCCTCGAAGCTGCGGGGTCGGTGGGCGGCGATCATGGCCGCACTCCGCGAGGGCATCGTCGAGAATGATGCGTTCGGACTCCAGACGGAGGCGCTCGTTGACGCGCCGCAGCGCTTCGCCTTCGAGACGAACGCCGAGCGCGTTCCCGCGTTCGACCGCTGGCTCCAGCGTCAAGTCGATCGGGAGATCCTCGATGAGTTTGGCGCCGACAACCAGTTCATCACCCGAGCGTACGAGCGTGGCATCGAGGACGCCAACTCCCAACTGCGGGCGCTGGGGTTATCGGGCGAGGCGTCAGCTGGGGCGACGGTCCTCCAGCTCCCCGTTCACGAAGAGCAACTCCGGGCGCTCTACAACCGAAACTTCAGCGCCTTGCAGGGGATGACCGACGCGACGGCGAACGATATGCGTCGGGTACTGAGTGAGGGCCTGGCAGCGGGCGAGAATCCCCGGACGATCGCTCGAGATCTCGCCGACCGCGTCGACAATGTGGGCAAGCACCGGGCCACGCTGATCGGTCGGACGGAGGTGATGCACTCCCACAATCGGGCCCGGGCGACGGAGTGGCAGCGTGCTGGAGTCCAGCAGGTCGACATCCTCCTGGCCGTCGATGCCTGTCCCGAGTGTCAGGCGCTCGCTGCGGGAGCTCCATACCCGGTCGACGAGGCCGCTGGGCTCCTCCCGCTACACCCGAACTGCCGTTGCGCACTGTCGATCCACACGGAGGAATCGTAACATGTCTGATGACGTCGAACTGGCGATTTTACAGAACCTGGATCTGTTCAACGAGTTCACTGTCAACGAGCTCGAGACGATCTGGGAGCACACCTTCCAGAACGTCGACGAGAATGCCGGCGATGGCATCACGTCGAAGTTCTTCGAGTACTCGGCCGGCGCGACGCGGGATGGCCCGGACGTCGAGCTGGGCGAGGGCGAGTGGATCAAAACCAAGGACGTCGGCAAGTACGGCGCTGGGAAGCCGGCCCAACCCGGTGCCGCGATCCGCTACACAAAGACACCTACTGGCGATCAGGACGGCTGGGTCGCCTACTACGACCAAGCCAGCGGCATCGGTGGCGGTGTCGGCTACCAGGTGTTCAGCGAGGGAGAGGACGGCGCCAACTCCGCCGGCGCCCAGCTGTACACGTTCCTCGAGACCGGCGGTGAGGGGCGGATGATCGTTCCCCAGGACAACTGGAACCTCCACCGTGTCCCGGATCTCGATCCGACCGACGGTTTTCTGGTTCGTTGGCCACACGCAGCCTACGGGCACGCCAGGCTGGGAATGGAGATCGGGGTGAAGACCGACTGGGAGGACGCCGACATTGACGTCGCCGGTGACGCGTTCAAGCTCTACCCGGTCCACGTCTTCACGGACCAGGGTGAAACGATGTGGGACCGGTTCAACCTCCCCATCGAATGGCGAGCCACGGGATCCGTCGGGGATGACTTCGCCGTCAGAGCGACCGCCTGCCACTACGAAGGCGAGCGGGGACGGCGGATCAAGCGGACGAACGGGGACGGCTTCACGCCGCAGAAGAACGACGGCTCGATGATCACGCTGAACGGCTACCCGAACTGGACCTACCTGCTCAGCTTCCAGAAGCGGGCTGGCTGGGGTGGTGTTGATATCACTCCGCTGGGATTCAGCATCAATGCCGACCAGAACATCGAGGTCCAGATCACCGTCGGTGGCGACTTCGACGACACCAGCTACGGACTTCCCGAGGACACCAGCACGGAGGAGACGGCCGTCGAGTACGACATCAAGACTTGGGACCTCGTCAACGACCAGGAGAAGACCACGGACACGACGATCGGCACTGGCGGCGTCGGCGAGCGTGAGTACTACGATACCATCCCTGGCGACAAGCAGACGCCGGTCTCCATCTCCCAGCAGCTCGAGAACACAGTGGTGACATCGAGCGAGCCAATCGCCCTACTCGCCAGGCCGGCGACTGGGACGTCGACCGTGATTCGGTACGCGGCACTCCGGAACGGAGGAAGCTTCTGATGACAACATATGAGATCCTGAGCGACGGCGAAACCCTCGCCGCAGTCGCTACTGAACCGGACGACGATAACCGACTCCCCGTTCATGGCGTCATCCTCGGTGAGGGCGACGTCACGACGGGACTCACGGGCAAGCGGACGCGCTGGCCAGCGGAGGTCCTCGAGCAGATGGCCGATGACCGCGTTTTCGAGGCCAAACCGATCACGATGGCGGACTCGCTTGATCCCGAGCAGCACGTCGGGATCGAGGCAGAGGACGATGGAGACGATCGCACCATCCGCGTGACCGGCGCCGTGTCGATGGAGGAGAAAGTCGGTGAGGTGACTGACACGGCGTTCGAGTCCGGGCTCGGACTGCTCTTCGACGGCTTCATCGCTGACTGGGAGGCCGAGGACGTCGTCGAGCGTGGTCTCGCCCAAGTCTCGCCGGTCCTCATCCGCGAGGTCGACCTCGTTGAGGGTGAGGAGGGTGATCCCGACGCGCTCTACGAGGCGACGGAGGTGCTGGCAGCTCGGGATCTTGCTCTCGTCGCCGATGGGGCGGCGCCGTCGAACGAGATCAAAGTGGGCTCGCTGGATGCGGCGAACGAGCTCGCCGAGGCGCTGTCGGCCCACTTCGGCGCCGACGTCGACCTCGAGGCAGGTACCGATGCATCGAGACGTGACCACCGGGGCGGTGATGACGGCCCACAAGACAACGCCGGAGACGGCGAGGGCCAGAGCACCCCGGCCCGCGACTGGAGGACAAACATGTCCGACGACCTAACAGACAAAGAACGAGAGCTGCTCGCGGCAGCCCGGCAGAAGGACGACCCGACGGTCGTCGAGGCCGAGGTGCCCGACCGGCTCAGTGAACTAGAGGAACAGATCAACGAACACGAGGAGATCATCAGTGCGGCCACTGATCTCGACGAACCCGAGGTCATGGAATCCGAGGAGGCGGAGGCCATGTCCAACCGGGTCTCCATCGTCGAGGAGATGATGGACGAGGCCCTGACCGAGCAGACGGGTCTTCGCGAGGCGACTGTCGAGGCGATGAGCTTCGAGGCGAAGGCGTCGGAGTTCGAATCGGACGATGGCGATCTCGATGTCGAGGCACTCACCCAGTCTCCGGAGACTGGCACTGGGCCGACCGGAAGCGGGTCCGGCGACGGGCCGAGTGATGACGACGTCGAGCGGATCGAGGAGATCAAGCGGAAGATCTCGACGGTCGGTAACACGCTCCCCGACTCGCGTGTCGAGGCGCTTCAGGAAGAGGCAGCGGACCTGGCCGGTGCTGACGACTACGACGGCGCGCTGGAGGTGCTCTAACCATGGCATCAGAACCAGGACAGAACGGTGGTGACAGCACGCAGACCATCGGGTACTCCGATGCAAGCGAGACGACCAGTGCCGGCGACGCTGTCGGGATCACTGGTGGCGAGATCGAGCCCGGCACGGACACCGAGAACCTGCTCGGCGTTCGGGCCCGGGGTCGGCGGACCGAGAACAGCAGCATCGCCCCCGTCCACGTCAGCGGTCCCACGGTGGCCGCCGTGGAGGGGTCGGTCTCGGAAGGCGATGACCTTGACCTCGGGACCACCGGCGGCGCTGGCGAGCTGGAGACGAGTGCTGGCGGGCCCGCCCACGCCCTGTCGGACGCTGGCGGTTCCTGGCGCGGCCTCGCGGCCCCAGCCGGCCACGCGTGGGTCCTTCTCTGAGGTGATCTGAACTATGGCACAAAAAGCATCTGACATCATCAGCGACGACGACGTTCGCTCGATCGTCGAGAAGATCCGAAACAAGAAGTACCAGAACCGGCGTGCGTTCCGCGACTACGACGCCACGGACAACGACTCGAACTCGGTCGAGTTCCCCATCTCCGACGGTGACTTCGACGGCGACGTCTCGGAGATTCCGCCGGGAAGCGAGTACCCCCGGGCGACCAAGGACTACGACACGGTCCAGGCCGCACACACCAAGTACGGCCTCGAGATCGTGATCCCGAACGAGGACGTCGAGGACAACGTCATCGACATCACGATGGATCAGGAGGAGGACCTGATCCGGGCTGAGGAGACCCGCGTCGACAGCATCGCCTACAACATCCTGTCGGGCAACACCAACAGCGCGGGCCCGATCGACGCCGGCAACGCGAACGCTGGCGTTTTCGAGTACGAGGACCTCACGCTGGCGCGCCAGCAGGCCTTCCAGGACGAGCTCGACCTGGGTGAGCTGCTCTGCATCACCGGCGGCCAGAACATGAACGACTTCCTCAACATGGACAAGTTCACCCAGGCCTCCGAGCTCGGTGATCAGGTCCTCGAGCAGGGTATCCTGCCGGGCGGGAACCTCGTCGGGCAGGCCGCGTTCATCGGCGTCGCCGGCGACATCCCGGTGTACCTGACCAACACCGGCGACTACTCGGATGGCGAAGGTTACCTCGTCGATCCGACGAACTTCGGCTGGGAGTCCACTCGTCGAGCCGTCGACGTCACCCAGTACCGCGACGAGTCGATCGAGGCCGACGTCTGGCAGATCGACGAAAGGGTTGGGTTCGTGGCCACCCAGCCCACGGCGAACATCGCGATCAGCACCTGACCGGCCATGTTCCTCAGGCACGCATCCGGTGAGTCCACCGAGCTACACAACCAGCAGGTGCTCGGTGATGAGTCGCCGCTCGAGTTCGACGAGGACGGCTACGCCGAGGTCGACGATGACGTCGGCACGAAGCTCCTCGCCATGCATCGTCACGTCGAGCGTGGCGGACACGGCCCCTCCCGCGACGAGGAGGGTGCCGACGACACGGCTGACGAGTTCGACGCTGCCGCTTTCGTCGACCGGACCCCGATGGAGGACGTCGTCCAGGACATCAAGTCCGGCGAGTACGACGAGCACCTCGACGCGATCGAGGCGGCAGCCGAGCGCAACGGCGTCCAAGACGCAATCGACGAACGGCGGGGGTAACCCGTGCCCACCGACGTCGGGACTGATCCGGGCGATGTCCAGGTCGAGATCGACACCATCCTCGACGACCCTGACATCACAAAAGTCCTCAAGCGGGTCGAGCGTGAGATCGATCGCGAGTACGACAACCCGGGATTCGATGACACCGAGCACCGTCAGGACTTCGAGGCCGTCCTTGCAGCGCTACGGATCGCTGAGGGACGTGATCGACGCGCCGAGTCGACGACCAGTGGCCGCTCCACCGTTGAGTACGAAGCGACCGAGGTTGACTCGCTGCGGAAGCGAGTTCGGCGGAGTGATCCCGGGGATGCGTTCGGCCGCTCCGGCGCCGTCGTTCGCGACAACGATCGCCACACGACGACCACATCATGAGCGGCTGGGGGATGTCGATCACGGGACTGGCCGAGACAATCGACCTGTTTCGCGAGATCCAGATGCAGTGGTCGGGCGACACGCTGTACGTCGCCGGGCCCACTGTCAAATACGCCGTCTACCAGGAGCTGGGGACCAGTCAGATCGAAGCCCGCCCCTTCATGGGACCCGCAGCTGAGCGCGTCCAAGCAAATGCCGAGACCCACGCACAGCAGATGGCGGCCTCACAGGGAATCAACATCGCCTCCGAAGACGGGCTCGTTCGGGCCCTTGCTCTAGCCGTTCAGAACGAGGGTAAACGCATCGCGAACCAGAAAGGAGTCCGGGATACCGGCGCACTGATCGCGTCGATCTCGATCGAGCGAGTCCAGTGACATGCACGGCCCCATTGTCCGGATGATCAAGAAGCAAGGCGCTGAGTACACCGTCCGGAACGCCGATGGTAGTGGCGGTCGCGACACGGCAGACTACAGCGACGACGGGACTGTCGTCGGCGTCCTCGAGCAGCGCGGAATGCCTCGGACCGCGACCGACTCCAGCGGGACCGATGTCGAGTCCGACCTGGAAATCCGCGTGATCCCCGACGACTCAGTCCCGATCCGCGAAGCCGGGTCGGCCGATGGCTACCCGACGAAGCTCGTCCACCCGCAAGGGCAGACGTACCGCGTGCTCGCAACTATGCCCGAAGACTCCGGCGTCACGGTCCTGACGGTGGTGCGTGACTGATGGTCGATCCCAAAGACGACCTCCGGACGTTCCTCCGGACCAACGTCGACGACTCGGCCATCTCCGTGCCGTTCGCCAACGAGGACGAGATCGTGTTCGCCGACTACGACGGGGCCCGGTCCTACCCGGAGGTCGCGATCGTCTCGAAGGATCCGGTCGTCCCCGGCGGCGGGCAGACGCAGGCAACCGGGATCGACCCCTCCGACGGCTCGCCGATCCAGGACGTCGTCTACCTCGTCCAAGTCGACTGCTGGGGCGGGCCCGACGACGATGACACCTACCAAGAGCACGGCTCGCATCCCGACACGGTCGCGAACGAGCTCGGCGAGGAGATCGCGGAGACCTGCCGTGTCGGTGTCGACGGTGCACCCGCTGGCTACGAGTGGATGTTCGCGGGCCCTCCGTCTGAGGCCGACGACACCGAAGAGTCCCCAACCGTCCATCGCGAGGTCGTGACGGTTCGGATGAAGGTCACCTACTGACCATGCGCGTCAAGACCACGAATCCCGCTCTCCGGGCGCTGTACGACGAGGACCTGATGGGCGAGCACTACGATCCGCCTGGGGTCCGCTTCCACGACACCGGGACCTCCCAGGAGATCCCGGCTGAAGTCGGCGAGCGCCTGGTCGAGCACTACGACGACATCGAACCATACGAGTAACCAATCATGGCAGCAACAGCTTCAGACGTTCCCGACAGTGGACAGCTCCCCGGAGCGTGAATCCACAAGTTCATACGCATTCGTGTGTATGATTACACACGGATGCGCCGAGTGAACATCTCAATCAGAGAGGATCAGCATGAGTGGGTCAAAGAGAACGGCCGGTTCAACCTCTCCGGGTTCGTCCGTGAGAAGCTCGACGAGGAGATGGCTGATGACTGATCCACAAATCTGCCCCGCAGAGTACGCAGATGGCTCGATCTGCGGCGAGAAATACGAGACGCCCCGAGCATTCGCTGCCCACTGGCGGTTCACGGAAGACGACGCTCACACCGGTGATCCCCCGGATGAGATGGAAACGTCGTATTCGGCACCAGAAGCGACTGAGGCAGCTCGCTCCGAAGAAGTGCAAGCGAAGAAACGCCAGACGATGTCCGATTTGTGGGAAGATGAAGAGTATCAGGAGCGAGTCAAAACCGGTATGCGAGAAAAGTGGGGAGATGACGACTTCCGTCGAGCGGTTAGTGACGGTGTGAGCGAGACGGTAGAAGAGTTGTGGGAGGAGGGCGAGTACCGGGAGAAAGTCGTCGAAGGGCTTAGCGAGCGGATGAAAGAGAAGTGGGAAGCAGGTGATTACGACGAGGCACTCCGAGGCGAGTTCCACCAACGATACCGTGGTGGCGAGTACGACCGTGGACCACTTTCTCGCGAAGAGCGTGAAAGGATCCGTGAGGAACTAGACCGAGAGTGCCAGTTGGCCGGCCAGAGTGAGTGCTCAACCGAAGATCGCGCGTTACAGGTGGCCCACATCGACGGTGATGTAGAAAACAACGATCCCGGGAACATCACGACGTTGTGTGTGCGACACCACATCGGGTTGGACTTCGGAGATCTCACCGCGGATGAGATCACCCGAACACTCGGAGACGTCGTAGATACCGTTCCACAACCATAGGCCGCACCCCAATGACGCCCGCCGGGGCCGAGATCCAGACCCGGTCCGGATTCTGACAACACAACACCAAGAGAACCATGAGTGCAACAGCTAACGATGTACCCGACTCGGGCCAACTGCCTGGTCGGTATGAGTGGGTGGCAGAACCCGCGCGCGGTGAAGTACCAACCGATCCCGACTGGAGCCTCGCATCGGATGTGATGCGATCGTTCGAGGCCGAAGCTGGTGCCTCGCTCGGGCGCCAGGACAGCCTCGGCACGGCCGACGCCGTTGATCATAACCGAGGGATGGAAGAGCCCAGCCTCTCGCTGGGCTATGACCTCCAGCGGTTCCCCGTCGACAACAGCGGCGACCCGATCGATCCCTCGGGCTACGGGATCCTTCGCGATCAGTACAACCGACTCCGGGGGACGCTCCTGTGGGTCGGTCGCCGGGAGTACCCCGGTGGTAACGACGACGCCGGCGTTCGCGAGTACACGGTCGTCCGCGGGGCTGCAGTCTCTTCGGCGTCGGCGACGCTCGATCCCTCGGCCGAGAACCCGATCCTGATGGAACTCGAGCATCAACCCGCGAAGGTCCGATCGTACCTGATCCATCAGCCATCCGCGGGCACGACGCTCGACGTCACGTCGACGTCAGATCAGGACACGATGGACATCACGATCGAGGGCGAGGGTGCGGCGACGACCGAGACGATCACGCTCAGCGGGACAACGACGGTCACCACCACGACCTCGTTCGACGATATCGACGCCGTCTGGCTCACGGACACCCCCGAAGGCGACGTCACGGTCACGGACGGGAGTGGGACCACGCTCGTCGAGAGCACGAGCACGGGTGCCTCGACGCGGGCGATCGCCGGTGGGCTGACCTACTCCGATGACGACCAGCCCGTCGACGGGGATCGGGGTGTCCCGATCCTGGGTTCTGGCTCCCACGCCTCCTCGATCGGCACCAGCTTCGAGCACTTCGTCGGTGACCGCTTCGAGCGTCCCCTCGGATCTGCTGTCCGCCCCCGCGTCAACTCGGCCTCCTGGACCGTCGAGAACGACATCGAAACGACGGCCCTCCATGACACGCGAGCGCCGGCGATCGACGAGGGCGACCGGACCGTCACCGTTGACGCCGACATCGCCGGCGAGTTTGTGAGCCACGACTCGATGATGGAGGCGCTCCAGAAGCGCCAGGCCGATCTCGAGCACGAACTCTCGGGCGGGACGATCACGTTCGCGAACGCGGTCCCGACGGCGTCGGCGACTCGAACGGCTGACACGGGTCAGGCGGCGGCATCGTACTCCGAGACGTTCGAGGCGTCTGGTGACCCGGCGATCTCGCTGAGCGCGAGCTAAATCCATGTCGGAATACGGACTGCCTGACGTTCGAGACAAGGACGGCGAGCTACGGGCGACGGAACACACCTTCGACTGGGACGGCGACGAGATCACGATCAAGCTGGTTCCCCCGACCATTCCCCAGTACGACGAGTACGTAAACCTCGGCGAGGAGGCCGGCAACGAGGAGCTCCGGGAGGTCCTCGACGAACACCTGGTCAAACCCGACATCCCGGCGGATGCTGGCCTCACGATGCGGGAACTCCTCTGTTACGTCAACGGGATCGTCGATTACTGCCAGGGTGACGCCGGCATCGCCGGCGAGGCCCGCGAGGAACTGGAGGAGCGCCAGGAGGAAATGGAGGGAAACTGAGTGACGCCGAGCGACTGTCCTCGTTTCTCTGGTGGCTCCATTCGGAGACCAGCTACACGTTCAACGGCGATGCCCCGATCGCGGGACTAACCCCGAACGAACTGGACGTCCTGAAACTCGGGAAACTCGTCGAGAATGAGCAGAAGCGAGGCAGCGCCTCCCAGTCTGATCCACTCGGGCAGCGCAAACAAGAACTGAAGAAAGGCCACCGGAAGGCGCGAGCAGAGCAGTTCTCCGACCTCGGCTTCCAGTAGTCGGTTTATATAAATACGATAACACATGCCAGCAAATCCTTTCCGAGATCCGGAAGTGACCGTCGGCGTCGGCGCAAACACTGATGGATTCAACGAGGCAATCGACGGGGCGACGGAACAACTCGTGAGTCTCCGGACAGCCGTCGGTACAGCGGG